CGGATTCTGTAGTTCTTTCTGTTGATAGGAACTGCAGGCTGTTGGAGGGTTCGGATGTATTCCTGGGGGTCATGAGGACCGCCATGATCAGCATTCTCACAGAGATACAACTCCCGCAGAGACTCCCTGCACCAGCGTGGAACTCGAAGCATCCCCTTACAAGGATGTCCGAGACCACCGAGTGCAGAAGGAAGTTCCGCGGGCCTCTGCTTCTTCGCCGCAAGCAGGCGTTGCTTGCGATAAATTGTCCGAGCACATCGTGCAAGGCGGTTGAACGAAGAAGGGTCCACAGAATGCTGACTCATGACCCCATTACCGTCCCTGACGAACTCTTTCAGGCTGGGAGGCCTGAACGACACAAAGCCACGCCGGGAAAGATCAAGAAGACCATAGGCTTCGCAGAACACGAAACCTATCCGGCTCCTGAACGACTTTGCGTCATTGAGTTCGGATCCTATTGCAGAGGCTCTCTGCGCGTAGGATCGGATATTATCCTGATGAGTGACCGCCGCCAAATCATCACCGCAGATGATTCGAGCGGGTCCAAGAAGGTCACTCATCCAATGGTTGAGGAGGGAGAGAATGATGAAAGAACACGGGGTTCCCATCAGGGAACCTCGAGCCTTAGGCACTTCAACAAACTCTCCATCCACAACAGGATATATCCTCTTCGCTTCCTCCCTTGTTGCACCACTCAAGTCCGACAAACGGTAGCGGACATAATGCGGCTCGTCGCCAAGCCCCAAGGACTCTTGGAGCTCACGGCAGAGATGCTGGGCCAAACCAGCAGATCTCAAACCGTCAACGACGGCGCGAATCGCATCATGTCCGAACCCGTCTGTGGCAGAAGTAAGATCAGCCGAGAGGTAGATCTTACTACTGTGAATGGATTTCGCCAACCTGGCGAGGATTTCCTCTTCCGTATGCGGAGCATATGGAAGGATCTGAGGAATCCTCTTCAGGATGGTGGGCCAGACGACCTGGCGGACCAGGTCGCCCCTCACAACAACGGAGGCAGGTGGGACGGTAATTATCCTTGCCTTCAACCCAAGCTCAGCAATGACGGAGGCGTGATGTACGATACGTTGTCCCTGCGAATCGCGAAGCAGCTTTGTAGTCGCATACAAAGTGTTGCGTTCCGCACTTACAACTGTGGGATACGTCTCGTACTTATCACCCGCCAATCGCTTGCTCAGTCTACGCTCGAGTTGGGCAGCCAGGGGACTACGTTCCAACAGTCCTGCGCCATCTCGT